TTATGTGGTGTATGGTGTAATGGTAGCACAGGAAGTCCGAGACGCCGTAAGGTGGAGTAGGCATCAAAAGGCCAAGAGCAGTTCGATTCTGCTACACTGCACAATAAGTTTATCTTGATATGACCTGTGAGAGTACTCTGGTCGTATTTCGTGTAGTGTAGAGCTATGCGGGGAAACACTTCATGCTTGAGAGTCGGCATGGTAAATGGTGGGGTAAAAGTCCTAAGACGTTCTCGTAAGTTTTTAGGTGGGCTGCAGAGACGGTGGTTCTGCGACAGACTGTAAATCTGTTCCCTATGGGTAACACTGGGGGTTCGAATCCCTCCCCACCTACCAAGTTTTGGATCGGTAGTTCAGCGGTAGAACGAGGGACTCTTAATCCCTGTGTCGTAGGTTCAATCCCTACCCGATTCACCAAGATGGTGTTGGTCGAGATCCCAAAATACTCGACAAGTCCTGTCCGTGATGGCGATGCGGCACCAGCTGCTACCATTAAGATGGGCACCGAAATTCGGGGAATTAGCTCAGCTGGGAGAGCGTCTGATTTGCATTCAGAAGGTCAACGGTTCGATCCCGTTATTCTCCACCATTTTGCCCGTATAGCTCATCAGGTAGAGCAGTTGATTTGTAATCATCAGGTGGTGGGTTCGAGTCCTGCTGCGGGCACCATTAATGGTCTGGTAGCTCAGTTGGTTAGAGTATCGGCCTGTCACGCCGAGGGTCGCGAGTTCAAGTCTCGTCCAGATCGCCAAACAAAAAAGGGAGCATTTCTGCCCCCAAGTTGTATCTAGCTTTTTTATAGATTACTGAGAATCTGATTCTTCTTCAGTTTCTTCTTCGTCTGATTCATCTTCTAGGTCTTCATTTGAGAATACGTCAGCGTATTCATTTACAAATTCGAAATCTGCGTCTTCTGAATCTTCTTCAGAGTCGTCATCCATGTCGCGATCAGCAACAAGGTCAGCAACTTCAACAGGAATAGCAGCAACTGTTACTTCTAAAGAAGTAAGACGTTCTAGGATAGCATTGAGAATATCGTTTGTATCATCAGCCATGGTAGTCTCCTTTGATTGATCATCCTAAAGATCTCACTCGCGACTACTTATAAAACGAATATTAAAGATTTATTAAAAACGAAGAAAAACAAAAAAATAAATACTACGTGTCGGTGTGTTGTAACGGTAGCATGCGGGTCTCCAAAACCTTGCGGTCAGAGTTCGAATCTTTGCACCCTCGCCAGTATTCGCTTAGATAGCTCAGTTGGTAGAGCATACGACTGAAAATCGTAGTGTCGTTGGTTCGATTCCAACTCTGAGCACCATCTATGGGGTCATAGCAAAATGGCTAATGCACGGGACTGCAAATCCTTGAGGTTCCAGTTCGAATCTGGATGACCCCTCCAATTTTGGTCTCTTAGCTCAGCTGGATAGAGCATCTGACTACGAATCAGAAGGTCGGGCGTTCGACTCGCTCAGAGACTGCCATTTCGCGGAGTTCGTATAGTGATAATACCTCAGCCTTCCAAGCTGATGCGAGGGGTTTGATTCCCCTACTCCGCTCCATTATTGCCCCTGTAGTCCAATTGGTAGAGGCGCTTGACTTAGAATCAAGATGTTGGGAGTTCGAGTCTCTCCAGGGGCACCATTTTACGCTGCTTTGGTGTAATGGTAACACACGAGTTTGTGGCACTCGTATCACTGGATCGTAACCAGTAAGCAGTACCAATTCGCTAGTGGGACGGTTCGGCATCGTAGCATCCTCATAAGATGCCAAAAGCTGGTTCGAAACCAGCCATTAGCACCAAATTTATTGTCGGGGTAGAGCAGAGGTAGCTTGTCAGTCTCATAAACTGAAGGTCGGTGGTTCGAGTCCATCCCCCGCAACCAGTTTCTCGGAGTGTAGCGCAGTCTGGTAGCGCATCTGGTTTGGGACCAGAGGGTCGAGGGTTCGAATCCTTCCACTCCGACCAAATTATGGACAGGTGGCCGAGTGGTTGAAGGCTCTAGTCTTGAAAACTAGCGTGGGCGCAAGTCTACCGTGAGTTCGAATCTCACCCTGTCCGCCATTATGGGACGTTCGTCTATCGGTTGAGGATAACAGCCTTTCACGCTGTAGAGACGGGTTCGATTCCCGTACGTCCTACCATATTGGTGAGTTGGCTGAGAGGCCGAAAGCACTCGTTTGCTAAATGAGCGAAGCAGAAATGTTTCCGTGGGTTCGAATCCCACACTCACCGCCAATATAAATACGGAGTAATGACTTATGGAGTGTTGATGAAGCCCAGAATAGCGTTGTTCCAAAACCATCCAGAATGTTCTAGACAATGCGTCAATGGAATGATTGAGGCTCTGAGAAATAATTACTCCATCAAAATAGTTTCAAATGAATTTTTCACAAAAGAAAATCTAAAAGAATTTGATATTGTTGCATTTCCAGGAGGTATCGGTGATGCAGATACTTACTACGACTTTTTCAAACGTCGTCACGGAAATGCAGTTGCTGACTTCGTTGATCGTGGTGGGCATTATCTTGGAATTTGCATGGGTGCCTATTGGGCTGGCCCTGATTTTTTTGATATCCTGGATAATGTCGTACCAGTTCAGTACATAACCAGAGAAACAGCAGATATACGCAGACCCTACGGGACAGTCGCGAAGGTAGATTGGTTAGGATCACAGCAGAATATGTTCTTCTATGATGGCTGTGCTTTAATAGGAGAAGAAAATGGACATGGAACATTATCTAATGTTTATGGGCGTTATGCTAATCACGATCCTATGGCTATCATTCAAGGACGTGTAGGTGTAATCGGTTGTCATCCCGAGTCAGAAAAGTTTTGGTATGACCAATACAAATATATAAAACATCATTGGCACAAAGGCGAGCATCATAAATTACTCCTTGAGTTTGTCAATAAGTTAATGCTCGGTTAGCTCAGAGGTAGAGCTCCTCCTTTACACGGAGATTGTCGGCGGTTCGATCCCGTCACCGAGTACCAATTGCATATCGACGGGTATGCCTTATCGCGCTTGTTCGCCGCGATTCATAAATCATTAGGGTTAGCAGATGGCGCCATCTCCGCTAGCGGACTACCAATTATTGTCCTGTAGCTCAACGGTAGAGCAGGCGATTGATAATCGTCCGATAGAAGTTCGATTCTTCTCGGGACAACCAAGCTCTCTTAGTTAAATGGTATAACAGTTGATTAGTAATCATCTATTGGCAGTTCGATTCTGTCAGAGAGCACCAGAATTGCGGATGTAGCTTAATGGTAAAGCAGAGCGTTGCCAACGCTCCGACGAGGGTTCGATTCCCTTCATCCGCTCCAGTTGGGGTATCGTCTAATGGTAGGACAGCGGATTTTGATTCCGTCAATCGTGGTTCGAGTCCATGTACCCCAGCCAACAAACCTAAATAAACTACTTGACTTTTTAATCCAGATAAGTTACAATTACAAAATAAAGAAAGGAGACTGCGATGAAAAATACTTTTAAGACACGTTGCGTATACGCTAAAGCATTGCAGTCTCGACTGTTTGCTAACCGTATCGTCGCACCCAAAAAGGGCAAAGGTTCATACAAACGCAGCAAAAAAATAGCTGCGTAATGTTTAGAGGACCCATAGCACAATGGTGGTGCAAACGACTTTTAATCGGGAGGCTGCTGGTTCGAGTCCAGCTGGGTCTACCAAATTCGAGTTTTATATTATGACTATATGTGAAAAATTGATGGCTACATTATACTGCACTTGGATGGCTATACCTCCACTAACCATGGTGGTGGTCATCGATTTGCTTAGTGATTGAATATCTGAAACAATCTAAGGAGATAAAAATGCAAAAGACTATCTTAGCGGCGCTCGCAGTAGTTGCCTCGATGTCTGTAGCATCTGCTACTGATATCCCAAGCAAGGCTGCACCAGCTATCCCGCAGTCGCCTGTATTTGTTCAAAACGGTTATATCGGTTTGAATGTTGGCGCACTAAAGGGTACTGATCGCGTCTACTCTGGTGGTGCTGTTGCTGGTTGGAATGCCTCACCATTCCTTGCAGTAGAAGGTGCATACAGCTATAATTATGATGACAACAAGACTGGTTCTCGTGCTCATAATACACATACTCTTACTACAGCTGTATTACCACAGTATCGTATCCCAGGAACTGATCTAACACCATATCTTTTGGCTGGTGCTGGATACCGTTTCGACAACGAAACTGCGAATCATACCGTTTATAATCTTGGTGGCGGTGTGAAATATGGTGTTTTAGTTAACACTGATATTGATTTTCGTTTCACACGTACCGAAGCCTTTGATACCAAGTATCGTGGTACCGAAGACAAGTTTACCGCTGGTGTAAACTACAAGTTCTGACTCAAATGATTAAATTAGCATCTTTAATTTATCTAGATGCTGTTTATGAGTTAGAAAAACAATTTGGCGCAGAGGCTTTCTCAAAGAGGTCGCTGCGCCATTTCATTTTGACCAGTCAGTTATATGTATTCGTAGACAATGATGATAATGTTATCGGTTCTGCTATCATATTAAAGCGTAAGAACTCTAACAGATGCAGGCTCTACAGTTTCATAATAGATGATAGATTTAGAGGTAAGGGTGTAGGAAAGAATTATCTACATGTACTCTTAGAGCAACTTACCTACAAAGAAATAACATTAGAAGTATCTGAGAATAATAAACCTGCAATTGGATTATATACTCTGTTGGGATTTGAGGTTACTGGGACAAAGAGTGAGTATTATAAGAATAAAGATAATGCTCTTGTAATGAAGAAAGTCCTTGACAAATTTCAAAAATAAAGGTATAATTACTATATAATGATTGATGGAGGTGGATATGTGGACAGAACTTCAGATGAACGAATATGCTAAGATTCTTGAGCTTCACGAGACACTCGTCCTTGAGGCTTTCTATTCAGAAAAATTACACACACTTTCTGAGATTGAACAATGGGTTCTTGAGCGTATGAAAGATGAATTCGATAAGGATTATGTCAAATCAGTATATACTCTGGTTACGCATCCTGATCGCAAAGTATCGTTGACGGACTAAATAATATGTTATCCTTTCTGTGGAGACTAACATGCGTTCTATTTTTATTGTATCTGTTTGTGCACTTGCTCTTGGGTTTACCAGCCCCGCTTCTGCTCAGTACCGTCGTTACCACTCTTACTCTAACGGTGGGTGGGCTGCTCCTCTCGTTGGTGGTCTTATTGTTGGTGGTGTGCTTGGCGCTATGGCTAATCAGCCTCGTTATTATGCCAACCCTCCCGTGGTAATCGAACAGCCTTATCGTACTGAATGTCGATTTGTTCCAGTCTATGATAGTTGGGGCAGCTATCGCGGCGAGCGTCGCGAGTGTTATCAGGTTCCTATCTACTGATCATTTCTTAACTTCTAGTTCTGCTTTCGATTCGTTGAGAAATCTGCGAATCGATTCTATGCTGTTCTTACAGATCTTGTTATTCTTATTAAGCTCAACCAATAGACGAGCTACCTGCAATTCAGTCAGCTGCTCTGGCTTTGGATAATAAGTTGATGTCGGGCAGTTATACATGGTCTCAGATGGCAGTATCACTACCTGTTCTTTTGTCGTAAGTAGTTGGGTTGATTGACAGCCAGATAAAAATAAAGCTGATATGATGACTAGCTTTTTCATTTGCTGTTCCTCAGTTCTGTTATGGTTTTCTTAAATATATCAGAGGCAGGTTTGTCTTGCTTTTTTGCTGCTTTTGAATCGAGATATTCTGTAACAGTAGATAATGTCTTATTTACCTGATCATTCTGAACAGCCAGATCATTTTCTATTGTCTTCTGTTTATTCTCGACTTCCTGCATCTTCTGCTGGAATCTCTGTTGATCTTGTATCACCTGCTCAAGCTGTCTCTGGTTGTATTCCATAAGAGCCTGTTGCTCTACGTTATGTTTCCAGAAAAAATAAATACCAATGATAGCAATTGCTCCAGCGATGTATAACTGAATACGTCCACCTAATAATAAACCAAACATTTTATCCTCCATCTAATACGGAATATTTATAATGAAAGTATACATCGGACCATATAAAGATTGGATCGGACCATGTCAAATCGCAGATATGATTTTCTTCTGGTGTGAAAAGTATCCAAGCGATGAGTTAGATCAACGCTGGGACTATCAGCTCCGCGACAAGGTTTCCAACTGGCTCTATGATTCTTGGGTCCATGATTTTTGTAATTGGATTCACGAGAAAAGAGAACGTAAGGTAAAAGTTCGTATCGACAAATACGATACATGGTCTGTTGATCATACTCTTGCGCTCATCATTCTCCCATTGCTAAAACAGTTTAAGGAAATTCATCATGGTTCACCACTTGTCGATGATGAGGATGTGCCAGATGAATTGAAGTCTACATCCGCTCCGCCAAAAGAAAATGAATGGGACACAGATGTCAATCATCACAAGCGTTGGGAATGGATTCTTGACGAGATAATTTGGGCGTTTGAATGTAAGGTAGATGATAGCTGGGAAAACCAGTTTTGGAATGATACAAACGATAAACTTGAACTTGACCGAGAGGGTTATAATAAATACAGGAGTCGAATCAGTAATGGATTGAGACTCTTTGGTAAATATTACGAAAATCTATGGGATTAAAATAATAACAAAAAGGAATCTCAATGAAAGAAGCGCCAAGTATGATGGGCTTACAGATCGTTCCTGAACATTGGATTATGGAAATAGCTAAGATGAGTGAGAACGATCCTAACAGCACCATGCACATCCTAGTAGAATCCGCGCAAGATTTTAGGGACGCTGGTCTTACACCAATATTCTTAGCCGATGATAAATTGGCTAAGGTCTGTGTGACCACCAAAGAAAAACTACAGAAAAAGTTTCACTAATTTTATATTGCTAAGCACTTTTTAGAAGCGCAGCAATATAAATAAACCGTGGGATGCTTAATTGGTCCTACAAATTTTAATAACCTTGCTTAAATTAGGAGGTAACTACTATGTATAAATTCGATCACACATTCTCAGATCTCTCTAAGTTCGATAAGTATTTTGTTGGTGCGGACAAGTATTTCGCCCAGATTCAAAAGACTGCCGACCTTCTTGCTAATACCGCTACTGCAGTTGGCTATCCGCCATTCAATTTGAAAAAGACAGACGAAAATACCTATGTCGTTGAAATGGCTGTCGCTGGTTTTGGTAAGCAAGATATTGAGATGACACTTAATGAAAATACGCTAGTGATTAATGGAAAGTCATCTGTCGATTCAGAAGATGTTCAGGTTCTTCACAAGGGTATTTCCGACCGTGCGTTTACAAGAACTTTCACTCTAGCCGATAACGTTGAAGTTAAGAATGCTAAGATGATGAACGGACTATTAAAGATTTGGCTTGAACATATTATCCCAGAAGATAAGAAGCCAAAACAAATATCTATTGAAGAATGATTTTTTTGTGGGACACAGATAAATTGATTTTGTGTTGTTCAGAAAATTTCATACCTTTTCTAGCTTCACTTATCTTTTTTCTGTGTTCCGCTGATTTTGATTTACGCAATTTGGCAATATATTCTGGTGATTGAGCTTTAAGTTGATTCGCTATTTTTATTTTTTGTTTATGTTCTTCTGATTTTGGTTTACGCATTTTTTCTTTGAATATTTCCGATTTTGGTTTACGTAATTTTTGTTTGGTTATTTCCGAATGAGAAAAACCGTTTATACCATCTCCACCATCTGTTCTATTTAAAAGAATGCCTGTACCATTATCTTTACGACCATACCATCTAATATATCTACGTTCTAATGCAAATGCACCAAGTTCGGTTAAATTAGATTCTAAAATAATAATTTTTGATTTGTCTTTTGGAACACTTATATTATGTTTTTTATAAGCTCTATCGTTTTTACCTTTACCGATATAATAAGGTAAACCAGTTTTTTTGTTTATATATGCGTATATGTAAAATTTATCATTCATAGCTGATGTCCTTTCCGACGTTAGAGTAGTTGGGACCGCCATCCGCGAACTACAATATATGTATTTATATTAAAGAAAATCACAAAGGAGTAAGTTATGCTTTTAAGTCTGTTCGGAGCTTTTTCAAGATGGCTCAAGAAGGAAATGGAATACCGTAGAACAGTTCACGATTTAAGTCTATTGTCTAATCGTGATCTTGCTGATCTCGGTATCAACCGTTGCGATATTGAATTTATCGCCCGTGGTGCATCCGATAAGAAGTTTGCCTAATCATAAATAGGGGGGACACTGGTTCCCCCCTCATTTTATGGAGACTGATATGATTACTAAAGAACAACTTCAAAAATTCTTTGAAGATACAGACGAAGAAATTATTGATTCTTTCGTTGATCCTCTTAACAAAACATTCGAACATTTTGAAATTAATACTCCAGAACGTATCTCTATGTTCTTGGCGCAGGTTGGTGTTGAATCAGCTGGCCTGACTGCAACAAAAGAAAACTTAAACTACAAACCAGCAACCCTAGCTAAACTCTGGCCATCGCATTTCCGTGACGTTGATGTAAATGATTACGCCCACAATCCAGAAAAGATTGCTAATCGTGTATATGCTGATAGAATGGGGAATGGTGATGAAGATTCAGGAGATGGCTACAAGTACCGTGGTCGTGGTCTTATTCAGCTTACTGGCCATGATAACTACAAGCATTTTGCTGACAGCATGGGGATGGGTATTGATGAAGCTGTTTCTTACCTAGAAGGCCCAGAAGGTGCTGCGATGTCAGCTGGCTGGTTCTGGGATAATCATAAATTAAATCATCTCGCCGATGTTGATAATGTTAAAGACGTAACCCACAAGATCAATGGTGGGTACAATGGTCTTGAAGAGCGTGAGTCTCTATACAAAGAAGCAAGAGAGATATTCGCATAATATTTTACTTTACTTTTTATTCGCCACGAGGTATAATGGAATATATTATCTCGTGGCGTATTCATGTTTTGGAGTGTATATGAAATTCTATACTGATGTTTTTACTAGAGGCAATAAAGTTTATCTTCGTGGCTACGAGAATGGCAAGGCTGTAAAGAAGGTTGAGGAATATTCACCATATCTTTTTTTAAAAGCAGATAGAGGAACACATAAGACCCTAGATGGTTCGCCTGTAAAGAAGATTAACTTTCATAACATAAGCGAAGCTCGCGAATTCTATAAACAATATGAAGAGATAGATAACGCCGATGTCTATGGTTATAATAACTGGGCGTACATGTATATCTATGATAACTATAAGGGCGATATCGATTATGATCCTAATCTAGTCAAGGTCGTCACGATAGATATTGAGTGTAAGTCTGATAATGGTTTTCCCGATATTGAACTGGCTGATCAGCCATTGACTGCTATCACAATCCGCAAGAAGGGTTATAATCTAGTATTCGGCCTAGAGTATTACAAGAACGAAGATCCTTATACAAAATACTTCATGTGTAAGGATGAAGTCGATATGATCAATAAGTTTCTATTGGTCTGGGGTTCCGATGAATGGTGTCCTGATATTGTTACAGGCTGGAACATTGAGTTCTTTGATATTCCCTATCTCGTCAATCGTATACGCACTCTTGGTTTTGATATTAAACGTATGTCCCCATGGGGTATGGTTGACGAGAAGGTGATAGAATTCCGTAACAAAGAGAACAAGAGCTATTCACTGGCTGGTATTGCCGTCATGGATTATTATCAGCTGTATCGCAAGTTCTCGTTCGGTAACCAAGAATCATATAAGCTGGATTACATCGCACAGGTCGAGCTTGGTGAGAAGAAGGTTGACTACCGCGATCAGGGATACAAAGACCTGACGGACCTCTACAATAAGAACCACCAGCTATTCATTGACTATAATATCAAGGATACCGTCCTAGTCGAAAAGCTAGATGATAAGATGAAGTTTATCGAGCAGGTCATGGCCATGGCTTATGATGCTAAAATTAACTTCTCGGATACTATGACGACAGTCCGCATGTGGGATACTATCATTCATAACTATCTTATGGATCAGAATATTGTAATCCCACCATTCAAGAGGCAGAAAGATTACAACTCTCTTGTCGGTGGGTTCGTCAAAGAACCAAAGATTGGTCTTAGTAACTGGATAGTATCGTTTGACTTGAATAGTCTGTATCCGCATCTAATCATGCAGTATAATATCAGTCCTGAGACTTTTGTTGCCAAGATTGATAATTTTCCATCTATTGATGCTCTCCTAAAGAGCAATTCAAGTTTCGGTGAATATGGTGATGATGTAGCTTATGCAGCGAATGGATGCACTTATCGCAGGGACAAGCAAGGGTTCTTGCCTGCACTAATGGAGAAGATGTATAATGATCGTGTGGTTTACAAGAAAAAGATGCTCGAAGCCAAAAAGCAATACGAAGCGTCAAAGAACCCAGACGACGAAAAACTTATCGCTCGTTACCACAATATGCAGCTTGCGAAAAAGATCCAGCTCAACTCCGCTTATGGTGCATTGGGGAACCAATACTTCCGATGGTTTAACTTTAACCATGCTGAGGCAATCACCACGTCAGGCCAACTCTCGATTCGTTGGATCGAAGGAAAGGTCAATAACTTTCTCAATCGACTACTCAAAACATCCGATCATCGGGATTATGTGATCGCAGCTGATACCGATTCGATCTATGTTACTCTTGATGAGTTGGTAGAAAAAGTATGTAAAGATAAGACTGATCAGGAAATCGTATCAATCCTTGATCAGTTTATTGAGGCAAAGATCCAACCTTATCTTGATAAATGTTATCAGGAACTGGCCGATATGATGAATGCATATCAGCAAAAGATGCAGATGAAGCGGGAGACCATCGCGAATAAGGGTATCTGGCGTGGTAAGAAGATGTATATCCTCAATGCCTGGAACGTTGAGGGCGTACAGTATGATAAGCCAAAGCTGAAGATCCAGGGTATTGAAGCTGTTCGTTCGTCAACTCCTCATGCCTGTCGTGAAAATATTAAGAAGGCTCTTGATATCATCATGAATAGCAACAGGGAAAATCTTAAGAAGTTCGTCGAAGAATTCCGGAAAGAGTTTCTTGAGTTGCCGTTTGAAGATGTGGCTTTCCCGAGAGGTGTTAAGAACATGGATAAGTATAAGGATTCGGCCAGAATCTATAAATCGGCCACTCCTATTCATGTCAAGGGCGCATTGCTGTTTAATGATCTAATCAAGAAGCATAAATTAAAACATATCATGCCAATTACCGATGGGGATAAGATTCGGTTTGCTTATCTTAAGGTTCCCAATCCTATTCATGATACTGTTATTGCTGTTCCTGAAGAACTCCCAGAGGAATTTAATCTAGATAAGTATGTCGACAGGCAACTGCAATTCGAAAAGAGTTTCCTTGATCCTTTGAAGTCTATAACTGAAGTCATAGGATGGGAGATTGAAGAGAAAGCAACTCTAGATGACTTCTTCAATTAAATGTTTATGCGGTTTAAATATCAGATGCACTCCAATTTGTCCAAACTATGAGGAAAATAAGATGAAAGTAGATGTAAATACGTCAGACGATTTCGGCTTCAGTCTAGTATCCGAACAAGAGCTTCGTAAACATGAGGAGCTCCTTAAGAAAAAGGTTGAAGAACAATCTAAGGTCGTTGTTAAGACACAACAGGATCTAACGGATAAACTCCATGGCCTACGCGATATGATCATGCCACTGTTGGTTAACCTTTCGCGAGACGCAGAAAAAGATTATATCCTCTGGCCGGATCGTGCCGAAAAGATGAAAGCATTCATTCAGAAAGTAAATGATTACGTAGACAGCGAATGATAAATTTCTTAGCACTTCTGGTTGCGCTAGTAGTATCAGGCGTATCAGCTTATTTCAGTATCATAGGACTTACAACATTATTTGCTGCTGCGTTTATACCAGTAGTAGTAATGGGCGGAGCTCTGGAAGTAGGTAAGCTGGTTACAGTCTCATGGCTACATCGCAACTGGCATACCTGCCCATGGTTATTGAAGTCGTATCTGTCAGTAGCCGTGGTGGTTCTTATGTTTATCACGAGCATGGGCACATTTGGGTTTCTATCAAGAGCACATATAGAACAACAGCTTAACATAACAACAGGCGATGCCGATAAGCTGGCAATCATTGAGTCCCAGATTCAAAATAAAAATAGTATTATAGCAGATTATGATAAACAACTTCAACAGATAGACGATGCGTTGTCTAAGATTACGGAGAAGGGTCGTGGTGAATCGTCATTACAGGCAGCCGACAAGCAGAGGAAGACGAGGAATGAGCTTGTGGCGAAGAAGAACGCTGAACTCGGATCGGTCTCTAAACTTAAAGAAGAAGTCGTTGGGCTTCGTTCAACCATTAGAAAAACTGAAGCAGAAGTCGGCCCTCTCAAATACATTGCCGAAGCGATCTATGGCGGGCAGGATACCTCTGTCGTGGATCTTGATCGAGCAGTTAGGATGGTTATTATTCTTCTGGTTGTTGTATTCGACCCTCTTGCCGTTGTTTTACTTATTGCAGCTAACCATGGAATGAGTAAAACAAATAACTTGACTAATATAAACAATACAAGTATACTTACAATAGATGAAAATATATTCGGAGAAACACATGTCATTAAAAGATCGCCTGATAAAGAACTCAACAATCGACTTCACCTCTACCCTAGAGGACAGCAAGATTTACACAAAGAAGGATATGATTCCGACGACAGTCCCTATGATCAACGTAGCACTGAGCGGATCAATTGATGGCGGTATTACTCCAGGACTGACCATGCTTGCTGGGCCGAGTAAGCATTTTAAGACAGGGTTTGCTCTTCTGCTTGCTTCGGCTTATATTAAGAAGTATGAAGATGCTGTAATCTTGTTTTATGATTCGGAGTTTGGTACTCCTCAATCTTATTTTGATACCTTCAAGATTCCGCTTGGTTCGGTAGTCCATACGCCGATCACTGATATCGAAGAGCTGAAGTTTGACATCATGGCTCAGATGAAAGAGATCAAGCGTGAAGATAAAGTGTTTATTGTTATTGACTCTATCGGCAATCTGGCTTCAAAGAAAGAAGTTGAAGATGCGCTTGATCAGAAATCAGTCGCGGATATGTCTCGTGCGAAACAGTTGAAGTCGCTGTTCCGCATGATCACTCCTCATCTGACTCTCAAAGATATTCCTTTGGTAGTGATCAATCATACTTACAAAGAGATTGGTTTATACCCGAAGGATATTGTCGGTGGTGGTACTGGTTCATATTATGGCTCTGACAATATCTGGATTCTTGGTCGCCAGCAAGATAAGGATGGTGGTGAGATCGCTGGTTATCATTTTGTTATCAATGTAGAAAAGAGTCGTTATGTTAAAGAAAAATCAAAGATTCCTATTACTGTCTCCTTTGAAGGCGGGATTAATCGTTGGTCTGGGTTATTTGATGTTGCTATTGATGGTGGTTATATTACAAAGCCCAAGGTAGGCTGGTATAAGATTGTTCATCTTGGCGAAGACTCTAAGCTCTATCGCGCTGGTGAGATCGTAAATAATAAAGATGTCTGGTATGATATTTTCCAGAATACAGACTTCTCGACCTTCATTGAGAATAAGTATAAGATGGCGATGGGCGCTATTCTCGAAGAGGAAACAGATGACGAATGATTTGTTTGTTACTAAACTATCAGAATTGATAGAAGGACTTTCTAATTCAGAGCCACACTTTTATACAGTGGCTCTGTTAAAAGAATGTAGAGAGAGAATTGATACCGTGAAAGATTTAGAAGTTGAACTGGCATATTATAGATCACTGTGCGAGGGCTACGAACTCGTATTAAGAGGATTAGGAAAAGGAATTATCGAATGAACAAATCAGATGTAATATATGGTTTATTGTTAGCATTAGCCATGGTTCTAGCTTTGGTGTTTATTAAAGATGTATTCTAAACAACCAAGCTCTTGTAAATATGATTATCCGATTGAGGAGAGTGAATGTCTATTGAAAAGATTATTTTTGCAAATCTTATTAAGAATGAAGAATATACTCGCAAAGTTATACCGTTCCTGAAGCCTGACTATTTCTCAGACTTTAAAGATCGTACATTATTTCAATTAATTGATAGTTATGTTGGTGAATATAACACTCTTCCTTCTACTGAAGAGTTGCTTGTAAATTTGACAAATAAGGATGGGTTGAGTGATGAAGCATTTAAGAGTATCGGCAACACGATTACTAATCTCGGTGAAGCCGAAGGGGCGAAGATCGAATGGCTCGTCGACCAGACTGAAAAGTTCTGCCAAGAAAAAGCAGTATACAATGCCATCATGTCCTCCATTCAAATTATCGACGATAAAACAGGCAAGACCGCGAAAGGGTCAATACCGCAGATTCTCTCAGATGCCTTGGCAGTATCGTTCGACACTCACATTGGTCATGACTTTATCGAAGATTCTGAATCAAGGTTTGAATTTTACCATAAAAAAGAAGTACGTATACCCTTTAGCCTTGATTACTTTAATAAGATCACCAAAGGCGGACTCCCAAGAAAAACTCTGAACATCGCACTGGCTGGCACTGGTGTGGGTAAATCACTATTCATGTGTCATTGTGCAGCGGCAAATATGGTTCAGGGTCAGAATGTATTATACATAACTATGGAGATGGCTGAAGAGCGAATTGCGGAACGCATTGACGCTAACCTGCTTGATACGCCACTAGACGAGCTTGAGCTTATTCCTAAAGATTCTTATGATAAGAAGTTTCAAAAGATCAAGAGCAAGATCAAGGGTAAGCTGATCGTAAAGGAATATCCTACAGCCTGTGCTGGTTCGGCTAATTTCCGCCACCTGCTGAATGAATTGAAAATTAAAAAGGATTTTGTCCCAGATATTATCTATATTGACTATTTGAATATCTGTATGTCGTCGAGGATAAAGCATGGAGCCAACGTCAATTCTTATACCTATATCAAAGCAATTGCAGAAGAAATACGAGGGCTCGCAGTGGAGTTCGATGTACCTATCGTCTCTGCGACTCAAACAACTAGAAGTGGATATTCGAACAGCGACGTGGGACTGGAAGATACATCAGAGTCATTCGGACTCCCAGCCACAGCTGATTTTATGTTTGCACTCATCTCAACCGACCAGCTACGTACGCTCAATCAAATCATGGTTAAGCAGCTCAAGAATCGCTATTCTGACCTTGGGAATACTGAGCGGTTCGTCGTTGGTATTGATCGTGCAAAAATGCGTCTCTATGATTGCGAGCAGTCAGCTAATGATGATGTTTTAAATGGTCCGAACAGAAAAACAAATGATTCTGTATTTGACAATAGCTCATTTGGTGATCAGGATAACTTCAGAAACAATGTTACTAAGTTTGATAGAGAAAAGTTTAAAGATTTCAAGTGATAAATAATTGATCAATCACCAAGGAAAAGAACATGCTTTACAACAGAAATGATTTAGATTTTCAACAGGGCGCAACATTTCAATTGAGATTAAATGTGCAGAATGCCAATAACTGGCCAGTTGATCTTACTACATATTCTGCTGTAATGCAGATTAGACCTTCATATGATAGTAATACAGTATTAGAATCTATGTCAACTTCTAATGGCGAGATCGTAGTCTCTAATACTTACTTCTATGTTTTGACTCTACCAGCTAGCAGAACAGCTAACGTATCTACAAAGAATGCTATTGGTTATCCTCCAAAGGTAACATATGTTTATGATATGTCATTAACAAGCAATACAGGTATCACTACTAAGATAATGTATGGTCAGGTTAATTTCTATTCTCAGGTTACTAGATGATAACTCAACAGCCAATAACTGTAACGCTACCACAGATACAGACGTATTCTCTGGCGTATCCTATTATCAAGACTCTGACCTCTCAGAGACCAAAAGAAAATACATTTACAGCCATTCTACCAGACCCAACACATATCACAGTTCGTAAACTGGAACCACTCGGCGACAATACATTGTTGAATCCTCTTAGTGGTGTTGGTCAGACTTATTCCCAAATCTCACAATAAATTACTTTACATTTTGTTCAAATCGCGGTATAATTGATTCTCAGTTGAAGGAGAGCAGGATGATATCCGAGTTAGACCCAATTACTCAGGCTTATGTTCTTGGTTGGTTAAGCTGTCTCTTCTCAGCTATGCCGATTGCTATGCTTTTTCTCTTGCCGCATGATGGATGGAGTAAAGGTCATTATGATAGAACTATAAAGAAATTAGAAATACAGTTGAAAGATCACAAAAAGATTATTGAGCAGTTGATAAAGGATCAGTGGAATGAGCATGCACCTAGTTGGCCCATACCTTACAACGACCAAGTACTCGCAAAAACAAAAGAAAAGCAAATCCAAGAAACTGGCCGAGGCGACAGCCCAGCATGAAAAGTGGCTGAGGGACCGAGGTCTTCACCCAGAACAACGAGCCTTGCAAAAAGCATACAGAGGCAAACATAAAAATTCTATTCCTGATTATAATACTGATCGTAGCATGCTTAGCAACAGCGTGGGCAATGGTTTTACGAAAGGTATAATGGCTAACATACATAAAGAGTCTCCCGAGGTACAGCGTGCTATTCTTGAGAAAGCTAGTCGTGTCATGCCTCTGTTTAACAAGGGTGGCTTACAGTATGCTACGCCAAGTACTGATATGACTATGGTTGGTTCTAAGAGCAGGAGGGGTTGATGGATTACAAGGTGAAGAAAGAAGACAATCAGTTTAAGGTTATCGAAACAAAGACTGATAAGATTATCTATGAATCTGTTGACGAAAAGAAAGCTCGTGAGCTTGCTAGGAAGTGGAATCTTGGTGGAGGATTTTCTGGTTGGACACCAACTTTTTTTCTTGACGAGCATAAATTTCAGCCCCAGACTGACTAAATAATATCAGAAATGGTTTTGTATTGCTAGTGCACAGCAAAGAGGCAAGTCGATTTATCGAGAGGAATAGTTGAGAATAACGGTGGGGTTCCGCTCAACCGAACCATTCTGATTCAGGGGGAGATCTTCGGGTCTCCCCCATTTTCATTGATATAAATACATGATCTAATTTCTAAGAGGGTGTATTCATGTTTAAGTTTAAAGATTTTCTAACGGAAGCGAAGAAAAAAGAAGAAGATGATTTTAAAACAGGCGATTCTGCTGGTAAACTTTTTGAATTACTTAAAGCCAGAGAACAAAATGGCGGAACGTTTCCCGAATCTCACAGAGTTGAAGGCAAAACACCAACTGATATTCATAACAAGATGGCTGCTAAAATGTTTGGTGATGAATATGAAAAACATCCACAATATAAAAATCTTGTTAAAACAGCACAAATTGCTGCAAAAGCAAACGATACTTTCAACCAATCAGAACATGGTCATGATGTTAAGAAAGGTTATCAGAGAGTCGCATGGACATCTCAACCAGCAGATCATCAAAAAGAAACAGGTCATGAAGATCCAAATTCTGTAGCCGATAGTATCCCGACATTAAGTCATGGCGCTATGATTGCGCATTCTGACAAATTAACAGGTAAAGGTCAATCAGTCAACTATAAGAATCCAGGTTCTAAGACTATGGAGATGTTGGCTCAGACTAGTTTAAAAAAACATACTGAACCTCATGCAAAATTGTTAAAGGACAAAAAGTTAACGAGTGGCGAAGAAGGTCATAATCAATACAAAGCATTAAGAGATTCTGATAATCCAGAAGATCAAGAAACAGCAGCTTCAGTAAAGAAATCGGCTGATGTAGTCAACCAAAAATTTGCTAAAGATATACATGCTGGTCTGTTGGCTCAACAGGCTAGAGATGCTCAAAATGGTACTAATGAATTGAGAGATACTATCGTTAAAGCAGTAGCTCCTAAGACTCACCTTAAGACAGTCGTTACTCATACTGAAGTCGATAATCATGGTAATCATGCGCATACTAAAGTTTATGACTTGCACGATCACGTCAACCAATACTTAAATAATTTCGAAAATTTACACGTAGATCCAGTCCACAAACAAGGGCAATCTTCAGTCACAGTTTATGGTCATCATAAAAAAACTGGTAAAAGAATGAGATTGATGGGTCTTTCAGTTTATTCTGGGGGTAGACCAACAACCATTTCTCCTAGAGGCGCCATAACTCTTCCTAGCGAGAATCATCCTGATGTTGAATATACTAATCATCATATAGTTGGCGCTAATGGTGAACATCAAACAAATACTCCTGTTAAACAGAAACATTCTGTAGAAAAACCAGTAGAACAAAAGAAACCAAAAACAAGAGAACCAGGCCCAAGAGCTTTATCGAGTATCGTAAAGCCAAGACCTAAAATTGTTACTAATCAAGAACAGAAACAACAGAAAACCAACAACAGCAGACAATCATCAATTGGTGGTAAGAATTTTTATGGTGAATCAGAATGATCAATTTCAGACAGTTTATCATTGAGGAAGAACAGCAAGAAGGCAAGAAACTCAAGCATCTAACTCACATCGAAGACATGCCAATCCATCATGGGCATGAGGGTGTTGCTGCTGCCGATGCTATGCTTAGGGATACCCATAAGGCATTGACTGGCAAGGGAATGGGTAAGTCAACCATATCAACAAAATATGATGGCGCTCCTTCTATCGTTTATGGTCATCACCCAGAGACTGGTAAATTCTTTGTTGCTTCTAAGTCAGCTTTCAATAAAGATCCAAAGATAAACTATACACCTGAAGATGTAGAACGTAATCATGGTCACGCTCCAGGTCTGGTAGAAAAACTAAAGGCAGCATTAGAACATCTTCCTAAAGTCGCGCCCAAGAAAGGTGTGTTCCAGGGCGATGTTATGCATACGCCAAACGATGTTGAAGATCATGATGGTAAGTATCACTTTACGCCAAACACCATCAAGTATTCTGTAGGTAAAGATTCTACTGAAGGTAAAAAGATTAAGAACTCGAAGTTCGGTATCGTTACTCATACTCAGTATGATGGTAAAGATATGGGTTCTATGAGCGCTGCTCCTATCAGTCAGGAAAACAAAGATAAGTTTAAGCAACATCCTGACGTACATCAGATCGACCCTGCGACGAATACGGAGGGTGCACACTATACTCCTGAGATGCAAAAAGAATTTGCTAATCATATGGAGAATGCGAGACGCACCTACGCTAATATGGACCACTCAACCCCAGAAATCACAAAAGGCCATGAGATAAATCTTGAGGCTCATGTTAACGACATGGTTCGTAAGGGTGGCACTCCATCAGTCGAGGGTTTTATCTCACATCTTAAGAATAAGAAGATGAAAGATGTAGAGAAACTAAAATCCCCAGCTGGTAAAGAAAAGAAAGCCAGAGAGCATGACGATAACATAGGTCATGTCGAAGACAACAAAGAACACTTTAAGAATCTATTAGATCTACACAGTCATCTACAGAAAGCCAAGAACGTTCTGGTTAGAGGATTGAATTCATCGGGTAGCCCATATGAGCATTCCGTTGACGGCAAGAAGACTGATCCCGAGGGATTCGTAATCAATCGTGGCGATCATATGTCTAAGCTGGTCAATCGCGATGAGTTCTCAAGAATGAACCTTCTTGGCGCTGGTAAGATGAGCAAGAGAAACGAACCAGCAAAAGAAGAAGATGATAAGCCAATCGTCTATGCGCATGGTAGAATGAATCCACCACATGCTGGCCATGAAGCTGTGATCAATAAAGTCCATGAGCTTGCTAATCAACAGGGTGCAGATCATAAGGTCGTATTGACTCATACTCAGGATCCTGAGAAGAATCCACTATCACCACAAGATAAGCTGGCTCATGCTAAGAAACTATTCCCAAAGACAAACTTCGGTCTATCGGATGACGAGCACCCAACACTAATAGAACAGCTTGCTAAACTAAACAAGGCTGGCCATAAGAAACTGACAATGGTTGCTGGCGATGATCGCGTAGAGGGTTATAAAAAACTATTGAACGATCGCAACGGTAAAGATTTTGATTTTAAAAAGATTGATGTAGTATCGGCTGGTGGTCGAGATCCAGACTCTGAGGGCGTTGAGGGTCTTTCGGCTTCAAAGATGAGAGACCATGCTATCAACGGTCGTGCTAAAGAATTCGCTGCTGGGCTACCAAAAGGAACAAGCCCAGAACATGCTAAACAATTGATGCAAGATACAGCCAAGGGAATGGATATTCCTATCACTCCAAGCACTCATCCTGTTACTCTTAAACGTCATGCTCTAAGAAATGATCCGATCGGCCATGCTGCTCAGAAAGAGTTAAATAGAAGAGCTGCCGAAAAAGTAATGAGTAAGAAGAAAAAATGATGGATGAAGACAAGCTATTAAAAAATCTAGCAAAAGCTCTAGGTAATGAGAATTTATTAGAAGAGCTTGAACAGAAAAAAATAAAAGAAGAACAGCTCTTAGAAAATATCAATAGAGCGTTTACTGGTCTTTCTTTTAAAGAAAAGACGCAGGTCGAAGAGGCATTTGAGAATCCTGTTCCTATAATCGAAGATGTTCCTGTTGGGTTTACAGCCCCGCCATCAAAACCTGGAGAACCAGCTGCTATTCCGCTTGGAGCCCAGCCATTACCACAGCTTCCTCATAAAGATTTTGTTACCAAAGCAGTTGATGCATTATCTCAGAAACCAAGAGATGAATATGTAGCTGCTGTTGATGCTATTCCAAATAGTATCCGCAAGGAACTTGATATACTAAAGAAGACAGTTACTGATCTTCATCGCTTTTCTTCACGCATCTCTCAGATGGGCGGCGGCGGTGAAGTCAACCTTCGCCATTTAGATGACGTCAATAGATCATCTATCGCTGACGGTCTCTATCTTCGCTACGACGCAGCTACAAAGAAGTTTGTGTTTGACGATCCAGTTTCCAGTCCAAACTTATTGAATGTCGCCTCTGATATTATACCATCAACGACTCTAACATATACTATTGGTAATACAACACATCGCTGGGATTCATTATATGTTGGTTCTAACTCCATTACCTTTTCGGACTCTCTAGGTGGTCCAGATCAGGTATTGTCAGTTGCGAATCAGGTATTCTATATCACTCAAGGTGCAGGAACAAACACGGCATATAACGCCAATGCGGGATTCAATGCTGGTGGGATCATTTTACAAAACTATACTATTCAGTTAGCAAATACATCGCAAAATTTGATAGTCGGTTCTACTTCCGTAAACACAAGCGTTATCTTTAACCAAAACATCAAAGCAAATACAACTATTACTTTTACTGACAATACCGTACAAAATACAGCTTATAAGGCTCCTAACGTAAGAATAGCAAACGTAATATCAAATACAGTGTTAATTGATTTTGCATCGGACAACTTTGTCCACATTCATACCAACGATGGAACAGTTACTGCTAACTTACAGAATCTTACTGCTGGTAAAGTTGTTGAGCTATTCATCTTTAACAATGTCGGCGGTACTCAGCAGTTCAACCATGGCGTTTCCTCAACACAGGCTACAGGCGGTCAATCTTTTTATCTAAGCTCTCACAATACGATGTATGTTAAGTATTTCTGTTTAGATGGAACTGCAAACAATACGTTCGTAGCTGCTATAACATAAGTTATTTTATAAATATTACGTTGCAGAAGGCTACGGCAATCCTGCGTTGTAAACTGGTTAAGCCCAAGGGAAACACCAATGTCGAAAGAAAAAAGTCTCCATTCTAGTCCTCAGCTAGTATTCGAAGAGCAACAAAGGGTTGTCGTAGACCCTTCGCACAAAGAAATTATGTCTTTGTATAGAAAATCAGAACAATCAGGCCACTCGTTTGATACTCTCTTAGAGGTGTATCGCCGTGGATTCATGGTGTCTGGCGATCAACAGAGCGCATTTAATAGAGTTAATTCGTTCATTGCAGAAGGTAAGGCGTACGAGATGGATAAAGATTTAGTAGAAAAGCGTGGCCTCTGGGATAATATTCACGCCAAGCGCGAGAGAATCAAACATGGTTCTGGTGAACATATGCGCAAGCCTGGATCTAAAGGTGCACCGACTGCGCAAGCTCTTAAACAATCTCAGACTAAAGAAGCATATACAGGCGCTGAACCAACAACATCAAATACAGATAGTCCATCAAGTCGTTTTGTTGGAACAAATGAATTGACTGATACATATGCTAACATGACTCCAGGTCAATCAAAAGCAAAGACAATTAAGCGTATCGTTAAAGAAGTTAATGAAGATAAAAAAGGTTATAAGAATCCAACTGGTGGCTTGACTCAGAAGGGCAGAGACCATTATAATAGGGAAACTGGTGGTCATCTCAAAGCACCAGTAACTACTCCTCCTTCAAAACTAAAGAAGGACAGTAAAGCTGCTGGTCGTCGTAGATCATTCTGTGCTCGTATGGGCGGTGTAAAAGGTCCGATGAGAGACGAACACGGTAAGCCAACTCGTAAGGCTCTCGCTCTAAGAAAGTGGAACTGTTAATGAAAACTTTTAAACAATTTGTCTCAGAATTAACTACGCCAGTAAGCACTACTGGCAAGAGACAGACTGTGCATATGAAGACTGGCCCTGCTCGCGACATGACTGGTAAGATAATCCATACTCCAATATTCAAGAGTGCAAGCTCAAGAAGTGGTGGTGGAAAATGAAAACGTTCCTTCAGTATCTAGAAGAGTCAAGAAGAGGGACTCATCACTACGTAGATATTGACGATACACTGTTCCATACTACTGCCAAGATTGGTGTTAAAGATCAACATGGTAAAATCTATAAGAGATTGAGTAATAGCGAATTTAATACCCATGAATTACCAAAAGGTCATTCGTATGATTTTGCTGAGTTTAGAGACGCTGATAAATTCTCAAAAGAATCTAAACCCATCAATCCGATGATATCTAGAGTTAAGAAGATAGCAGATAATATTAAGAAACACCCAAACAGTAAGGTGCATCTATTGACTGCTAGAGCTGATTTTGATGACAGAGAAAAGTTTCTTGATACGTTCCGTAAACATGGTTTAAATATGAATGATATACATGTCCACCGTGTAGGTAATGTACCTGGGAATGAATCACCTGCTAAGAAAAAAGCCGATCTTATTCGCCAACATCTACATAAGTTTGGTAATAAGAAGGTAGTGATGTATGACGATAGTAAAGCTAATCTTAAAGCATTGCTAAATATGAAGAAGGAACACCCTGATGTGAATTTTTCTGCATTTCATGTTGGGCCACATGGGGAAATGACACCACATAAAGATGGAGATAAATGATGGAATTTTTAATTGCAATTGGATTTATGGCAGTAGTTTCTACTGTTGTCTATAAAATGATCACCAAGAAAGAGACAGCTGAAGTTGCAGCTACTGAGACTGCAAAAGAAGTTGTTACTGCAGCCGAGCCAGTCGTTGAACAGGTTGCTAACACTGTTCTTGCTGAAGTAAAGGCTGAGGCACCAGTAGTAGCAGCTGCTATTGAAGCTGTAACTGAACCAGTTGTTGAACAAGTTGCTGCTGCTGTTGAAACAAAGGTTGAAGAAGCAGTAACTGAAGTTGTTGCTAAGATTAAGAAGCCAAGAGCTAAGAAGGCAAAATAATGGATGAGCTTATTGAACAGATGAAAGTTGTGTTGGCGAGTGTATTTGCACTCTATTTAAAGACACATTATTTTCATTGGAATATTGAAGGACCAAACTTCCCTCAATACCATTCTTTCTTAAACGAACTCTATGAAGAGATCTTTGAATCGGTTGATGCTCACGCTGAACAGATTCGCACCATGGGTGCATATGCTCCAGGTTCTTTTGTTCGTTTCAAGGATCTATCAATCATCCAGGATGAGATAAACATTCCTAGTGCTATGTCTATGTTGACTCAGCTTCAGAAAGATAATCTGGCAGTCATAGTAGAATTAAAGAAAGCAAATGATCTCGCCGAGAGAGAAAATGCTGTCGGCACTGCGAACTTTCTACAGGATAGAGTTGATAAACATTATAAGCATGATTGGATGCTTAAATCTATTACAAAGGCATAAAAATGGACAACAAATTTAAGTCACTAGAAACGATTATCAAAGAGATGGCAAATATCCATCGCAACTCAGAATTGCGTAAGAAGGTGACTAATGTTGCTCGTCCAGATACAGCGACTGATCCGACTGATGTAAAGTCAAAGATTGCTAAACAGGCTGAGATCAAGAATAAGATAATTGATGAGGCTAAGGACGAAGCTCCTAAAAAAGATAGCAAGAGCGACGAATCCCATATGGATGATCCTAAAAAGGTCAAGGGCGGAAAGACTGAAGTTGACGTCCAGCCAACAACCGATGATAGACTGAGCGATGATTCGGCTGAGACTAAAGATTCAGATAAGACTCGCAGAAAAGAAAACAAGAAGATCGGTCAGAAGGGCGCACCAATTAAAGAGGCAGCTGATACTTCTGTTAAAAAATATGAAGGCCCAAAACATACATATGGCCCAGACGGTACTCGTCATAAAGAAGTCTTAAAACAGATTAAAGACGTAATAACTAAACACCTAAATCACACTAATTTTAACAAGGAGGAGACTCAGATGTTCTCAGACAAGAAATTCGGAGTTTCCGAATCAGTAATCAAATCAGTTCTTGCTATCGTAGAAGCCGACAAGAATAAGTCAATTGACGGTGCTGAATCAGGTGCGAAGTCAGAAAAAGACGAGACTAAAAAAGTAGCTAAGATGAAAGGTATGTGCCCATCTTGCAAAAAGAGTCCTTGTGAATGCATGAAAGAAGAAAAGTCATGTGGTTGTGGTGGTAACTGCAAGTGCTCTACAAATGAAGAGCTAAAGGGCGGTCAGAAGAAGCTAGATAAGAACCACAACGGTCATCTAGATAAGCAAGATTTCGAGATGCTTCGTGGCAAGAAAAAAATGAAAGAAGAAGCTGAACATCTTGACGAGATCTCAAAGAAAACAGCAATGAGTGCTTATCAAAGCGCAACTTTTGTAGACGATGAACACCCAAAAGCTGATGCGATTCGTGGTCACATTGAAAAGAAGTGGGGTAAGGAAATGGGTAAGCATGCTGATGCTCATGCTCATCTTTCAAACTATCCTCGCCACAATCCATTTCAAAAAGATGATAAGTTAAAGAGTGCAAAGCCAGCCTCAAAAATGAGAACAACTGCTTCAGGTAAAATCCATAAGCAAGACATTGCTGCAAAGAAAACGGAAATTAAGTCACGCATGAAAGAAGAAG